CCAAGCCGCCCCCAGGACCGCGAAGGTCGGATGTCATGCGGCGCGAGCTGGAGCGCAATCTGGCTTCCGAGGTCATCAAAGCCCATACCGAAGGCGGCAAGGAGCTGGCGAAGGACGTTCTCCGCAAGGCCATGATCTTTGCCGAGGGTGCGGTCGCGAACTATCGCCCCACGATGAAGAAGGAGCGGGATGCCGGCGTCAAGGTCAACCCGGACGGCGATCCGGTGTTCTTCGGCGCGTGGTTCGACCGGTGGCTGCAGGCCGCCTCGATGCTGGCGCGCTATGAGAGCCCGACATTCCGTGCGATCGCCGTGCACGCACCCGAGGCGCAATCGAACGCGGCCGCGCGCGCCATCCTAGAGGGCGAAATCCTCCGGAGCGATGACGATGAGATGGCGCCGCATACCGACGGTGCCGAGCGCGCATCGGCGACCTACCTGCAACTAGTCCGAGGCGGGAAGGCCTGAAAATGCTCGCGCGCGAGCGCATGGACTGGAAGAACCCGGACTATCGCGGCCTATTCGAGGAACGCACCGAACGGCTGCTCCGGCTACGCGAGAACCCGCACTGGCTTCCGGACCTCCGGAGATACTACCGAGAGAATCCCTGGGACTTCATCTCGGACTGGGGCGTGACGTTCGATCCGCGCAACGCCGATATCGACCGGCCGACCTACATTCCGTTCATCCTCACGCCCAAGCAGATCGAGTGGATCAAGTGGGTGCTGGCGCGGTGGCGCACGCGCACCAACGGCGTCAACGAGAAGAGCCGCGACATGGGCGTCACGTGGCTGGCCGTATCGCTGAGCTGCACGCTCTGCATGTTCCGCCGCGGCGTCGTTATCGGGTTTGGCTCGCGCAAGGCCGAGTACGTGGACGAGATCGGCACCATGAAGCCGATCCTGCCGAAGGCGCGGATGTTCATGCGGTATGTCCCTGAGGAGTTTCGGGGCAATTGGATCGAGTGGCGCGACGCGCCGTCGTTCCGAATTACCTTCCCAGATACCGGCTCGATCATCACGGGCGAGGCCGGCGACAGCATCGGCCGTGGCGACCGCACCTCGATCTATTTCGTCGACGAGGCGGCGCACCTGCCGCGCCCGCAGCTTACCGAGGCGGCTCTCTCTGCTACGACAAACTGCCGGATCGACATGTCATCGGTGAACGGCATGAACAATCCGTTCGCGCAGAAAAGGTGGAATTGGAATGACGAGCGCGTGTTTATTTTCGACTGGCGGGACGATCCTCGCAAGGATGATGCATGGTACGCGGCCCAGACGGAAAAGTTCGATCCTGTGGTGGTGGCTCAGGAGGTGGACCGGGACTACACCGCGTCGGTCGCCGGCATTGTCATCCCGGGCGAGTGGGTGCGCTCCTGCATCGATGCGGCGGAAAAGCTGGGGGTCGAGGTCACGGGCGACATGCTGGGTTCGCTCGACGTCGCCGATGAGGGAATCGACAAGAATGCGTTCTGCGGCACAAAAGGATTCGAGGTCCGCTTCCTTGAGGAATGGTCTGGCAAGGGCTCGGATATCTACGCGACGGCGCAGCATGCAGTGAACATGTGCGACTACCTCGGACTGCGCGCGTTCCGTTACGATGAGGATGGGCTTGGCGCGGGTATCCGTGGTGACATGCGCGTCATCAACGAGAAACGGCGCGACCTCGGTGCTCACGTGATTGAGGCGGATGGCTGGCGGGGTTCCGGCATAGTGGTCGACCCCGAGGGAATCGTTGAGGGGACCAAGGGGATCGACGGCGCCGATCGCGGCCGCATGAACAAGGACTATTTCGCCAACGCCAAGGCGCAAGGCTGGTTCGCCATCCGCCGGCGCATTCAGAAGACATACCGGTGGCGCACGCAGGGAATCCCGTGCTCGACCGAGGAAATCTTCTCCATCAGCTCGAAATGCCCGCTCTACCTGAAGCTCGTCTCGGAGCTCAGCCAGCCCACGTGGGCGGTGAACGCAAACGGAAAGGTCGTGATCAATAAGAAGCCCGACGGCATGCCGTCACCCAACCTCGCGGATGCGGTGATGATGCGGTATGCCCCGGGCAATCATCGCGTGCTGATATCGACGGACCTTCTGCAGCGCGCGATGGCGATGCCACGGAGGAGACGACATTGACAATTGAGGAACAGAAGACTCCGGCCGCTGATGCTGCCACCCGGATCGCGGATAAATACCTAGCCGGTCACTCGATCGAGGAGCGCCGGGCGTGCGCCCTTGAGATTTTCGATGCGATCGTCGACGTGGCGATCAAGCTCACCGCGGAGGCAGTTCGGGAAGCCCTCTGCATAGTCAGAGAGGAGTCGCCCACCGGCGACACCAAGCACTAAATCCAAGTTGCTTGAATTTTGCCGATCTGTTGGATCACGGACGCGATGTCGTCCACATAGCTCCCCACGAAAACGCGCCGGATTCCATTCGGCTGCGTGATGTTCCGGTATCGGAGACACTCGCCTCCGATACCTTCAATTTCAGAGAGTTGGCACTGATCCGGCGTGCGCTGGCACAGGCTGCAGATCTGCATTTGACTGTCCTCCGATTCGAGTGCGATGGTTGATTACCACGTAATCAACCGGGAGGGTATTCAAGTGGCAAACGGACATGGCGGAGCGCGCGCGGGGGCTGGTCGCCGACCATGGACCGAGGAGCAGCGCCAAGCCGCTCGTGACCGTGCGGCAGCCCAGCGCGTTCGGACGGCCGTGGATGCGCCCGCGCCGGTCCCGGGCGCCGCGGCCACCTCCTCGGCGCCGGCGCAGCCACGTCGCCCCGCGCTCGATATGGACACCATCCGGGCGCTGCTTGCGATATCCGACCAGCGCGCCCGGCGCGCGTCGACCCGGCGGCGGACCGAGGAGTGGAACCCGTTCCGCATCGAAACTGCGCAGCGGCCGATCTTTCCGGCCCGGGCGATGCCGCCAGAGGGCCGAAAGCTGCGGATGGCGCAAGACTCGGCCCTCGTCGACAATAATGCCTTCGCCGCGCAGGCCTGGATGGCAGGCGGCATGTTCTCGAATGCGGTATCCGAGGGGCTAGTGTTCCTGGGATACCCGATCCTCTCCGAGATGGCGCAGCGGCCCGAGTTCCGTCTGTTCGGCGAAATCCAGGCCGAGGAGATGACGCGCAAGTGGATCGAGTTCCGCGGCACCGAAGACGAGAGCACCGACAACGAAGACAAGCCACTCGAGCGCAATCCGGACGACGAGGAGCGCGCGCGCGAACGTGAGCGCACCGGGGAGAGCCCACGCAGCGACGCGCGCAACAAGGAGATCGAGGCGAAGATCAAGGAGCTGGTGGACTATCTCGAGGATAAAAAGCTCAAGCAGGTCTACCGGAATGCAGTGATCCAGGATCGGTTTTTCGGAATCAGCCACCCCTACATCGACATCAAGGGCGTGAACCTCGAGGACATGCGCGACCAGGAAATCCGCACGTCGATTGGCAATGGCCGCAGCGAGGCAAGCTTGGCGAAGCTCACCAAGGGATGCCTCAACGGCTATCGCATGATAGAGCCGATCTGGTGCTACCCGACGAGCTACAACGCGCAGAACCCATTGCTGCCGAGCTGGTACGATCCGGAAGTCTGGTACGTAATGGGGACCGAGATCCACAAGACCCGGCTCCTGTCCTTCATCGGCCGACCGGTTCCCGATATCCTCAAGCCGGCGTATGCGTTCGGCGGGTTGTCGATGACGCAGATGGCACAGCCCTATGTCGACATCTGGTTGCGCACGCGTGAGAGTGTCGGCGAGATCATCCATGCGTTTTCGGTCATGGTGCTGATGACGAATCTCGGCACCACCACCATGCCGGGCGGCTCGGGCGGTGGTGGCGGGGACGTGCTGGCACGGCTCGCACTCTTCAACGCGTTCCGCGATAACCAGGGCGTCTTCGCAATCGACAAGTCTACCGAGGACTTCAAGAACATCGCGGCGCCGATCAGCGGCCTCGATGAGCTCCAGGCCCAAAGCCAGGAGCACATGTTCTCGGTCGGTCGCATTCCGGCGGTGAAGTTTGCGGGCATCCAGCCGAAGGGCCTGAACGCGACCAGCGAAGGCGAGCTGCGCGCCTTCTACGACACGATCCATGGCTACCAGGAGCACTTCCGCCCGCAGCTCACGAGCATGATCGACGTCGCACAAATCAGCCTGTGGGGTGCACGTGATCCGGACATCACACACGACTACGTGTCGCTGCACGAGCTGACCGACAAGGAAAAGGCCGAGGTCCGCAAGATCGATGCGGAGACGACGCAAATCTACATCGACAGCGGGCAGGTCTCGCAGGAGGAGGCGCGCCGCAAGCTCGTAGCCGACGTCGATTCGGGCTTCCACGGTCTCGATCCGGACGACGTGCCCGACCTGATGACCGAGGAGGAGGAGGGCCTGGAGCCGGTCGGCGGGCGGCCGCAGCCGCAGGCCAAGGTGGGCGAAGAGGAGAGCGAAGGCGCCGAGGATGTGGGCATCCAGAACTTCGATGCCGAGAATGACAACGACCAGGGAAAGGAGCGCGGCGGCGCACACGACGCGCGGCTCCCTTTCGACGCCGAGTTGTTCTCTGATGCGGTTGCCAAGGACCGCCTCGGGTATCTCAAGGGCGTCACCATCGAGGAAGTGCCCGATACCGACAAATGGCACGCCTGCTATGACGACGAGGACGATACTATCCGGCTCGAGGGAAAGGTTGCTGGCAAGCTCGAACCTGAGCAGCTGAATATCCTGCTGCACGAGGGCGGCCACCGCGGCCAGCACATCGATGGCGACACCTACCGAGCCTTCCGCGCCAACGAGCTGGACAAGCGAGAATACTTCCTTGAGATCGCCAACCACGTCCACAAGGACGACCTCGCGCGAACCGGTCGCGTGCTCGATGAACCCGGCGAGATTTTTGCTGAGAGCTACTCGCGCGCATGCCTGGGGATGCCGCTGCCGGCCGAGCTGGCGGCGTTCTGGAAGGCACGGTTTCGCCAGGGCGCGATGGATGCGACGTGGAACGAATCCGATCACCCGCGTGACAGCGGGGGCCAGTTCACGAGCGGTGGCGGTGGGGGTGGCGCCAGCTCGCCACTGGGCATCAAGGCTGCCAAGGGCAAAGCGATCGACCCATCCAAAATGACAAAGATCAAGCCCGCTAAAGGAACCAATCCGGGCGGCGTCTACGAATCGGAAAATGGCGAGAAGTTCTACGTCAAGCACCTGAAGTCAGCAGCGCATAAGACGAACGAGTATACCGCGGCCGGTCTCTATCAGCTTGCAGGCGTACCAACTCTTCCTTACGTCGCGACTCAGGCATCGACCGATGTCGGAACCAAAATGGTCAATCTCAACAAGGATAACGCCTCGATGCTCACCCCGACTGAGCGCAGGGAGGCGCAAAAGGATTTTGCCGTCCACGCATGGTTGGCGAACTGGGATGCGATCGGAACCGGCGGCGACAACATCGGAATGACGATCGAAGGGAAGCCGACCGTTCTCGATGTCGGGGGCTCTCT